GGAGATGTTACAGCTAAAGCAAACGCTACAGCTATTGTTACAGGAAAACGAGTTAATATAGCTACTAGTAATGTAACAGTTATAGCTAAAGCAAAAGCTTTACCAACAGGTAATGGTTTAGATATTGGAACATCTGAAATTTTAATTAGAAAATGGGAAGCAGTTCCAATGAATGCTAACCAAGTTTGGACGGAGATATAATATGTTTTTTGGAGCAACAGCTTTTTCATCAACAACATTTGCAGGAGTTGGAATACAAAATGTAGTTGTTTTAGCTAATGGTCAAAGAGTCAATATTGCTGTAGGAAATAGCACGGTTGGATTTGGAGCTCAACCAACTGGTAATAGATTTAACCTTGCATTAGGTACGGTTTCTGTGGTATCATGGAACCCAATAGATCCAAACGCAGGGCAAACGTGGGTCCCAATAGATCCGCTTAACCCATAGGAGAATTATGGCATCAACATTTTCGAGTAATTTAAAACTAGAATTAATGACTACCGGTGAGAAGTCAGGTACATGGGGTACTATAACTAACACCAATCTTCAGCAATTAGAACAAGCCTCATCTGGCTACATATCTATAGATGTAGCATCGTCTGACGTAGCGTTAGCGATTTCTAATGGAGCTGTATCAAATGGTAAAAACCTGTACTTAAAACTAACGGGTACTCTTGCGGCGAACAGAACTGTTACAGTTCCGGATTCAGTCGAAAGAGTATACGTGGTTGAAGATGCTACGAGTAGAACATCTAATAGATATACATTAACTTTTAAAACTGTATCTGGCACAGGCATATCATTACCTGTACAATCAAAATCAGTATTATATTCTGATGGTACAAATGTAAATTCTAGTATTGTTGAAAGAGGATATATTACAACTAATGGTACTTACACTGCAGTTGTTAATGATCAAGTAATAGTAGACACAAGTGCATCACCAGTAACCGTAACATTACCAGCATCACCTTCAGTTGGCGCAGAAGTTCATTTTATAGATGGTGGTGGAGCAGGTGGTAATTTTAATTCAAACAACTTAACCATAGGCAGAAATGGTTCCAACATCTTGGGTTCAGCATCAAACTTAGTAGTCAATGTAAATGGCGCAGCATTTACTTTAGTTTACGTAAGTGCGACTAGAGGTTGGGCTTACAAAGATAAAATATAGGAGCTACTGATGGCTCTTGTTGAGTTTAATTTTAGACCTGGAATCGATAAACAAGATACACCAGCAGGTGCAGAGAACCGTTGGGTTGATTCTGATAATGTAAGATTTAGATATGGTCTTCCTGAAAAAGTTGGTGGTTGGGCATCACTTACAACAGACACAATTGTTGGCGTTGCTAGAAAACAACATGCATTCGTAGATAATGACGGTAATAGGTACGTGGCTCTTGGAACAGATAAGTTTTTGCTTATATATTTTGAAGGTCAACTTTATGATATTACACCTCTTAAAACTACATTAACATCTGCAACAATTGCTACAACAAATGGATCACCTACTTGTACAATTACAAAAGCTACTCATGGTTTATCTGTTGGTGATATTGTACAACTAGATAATGTTACATTACCTGGTGGTACAGGTTTTACTGATGCACAATTTGAAGATAAAAATTTTCAAGTAATTAGTGTTCCAACAACAGGCACATTTACAATTAATCAATCTAGCAATGCAAGTGGCACTGTATCAACAGGTGGTAGTTTAAGTATAAAACCTTTTGAACCTGTGGGTCCTAGAGAACAAACATATGGTTATGGTTGGGGTATGGATCCTTACGGTAATGGTAATTGGGGTGAAGCAGCAGCTGCATCAGACGTTACACTAGAACCTGGATTGTGGTCATTAGATAATTTTGGTGAAGTTTTAGTTGCAACTATTTTAAATGGTAAAACATTTACATGGAACTCGGGTATATCACAAAGACTAACAACACGTGCATCTACAACAACTTCTAATTTTCAAACAACAAACAATCCAACTAAAACAAGATCTACTCTTATATCACCAACAACAAGACACTTAATTCATCTAGGAACAGAAACAACAATAGGTACACCTGATTCACAGGACGATATGTTTATCAGGTTCTCGGACCAAGAAGATATTAATACATTTACACCTTCAGCAACAAACACAGCTGGTACACAAAGACTACAAGATGGCACAAAAATTATGGGTGCATTAAAAGCAAAAGAAGTTATTCTAATATGGACTGATAATGCATTGTACACAATGAAATTTATAGGTGCACCTTTTACCTTTGCTGTCGAACAAGTAGGTACAAACTGTGGATTAATAGGTCAAAACGCTGTTGTAGAAATAGACGGTGCTGCATTTTGGTTAAGTCCAAAAGGATTTTTTCTTTACGATGGTACAGTAAAATCTTTACCATGTACTGTTGAAGATTCTGTATTTGATAATTTTGATACTACTAAAGGTCAACAAGTTTCAGCAGGTTTAAATAATTTATTTACAGAAATTACTTGGTATTATCCATCATCTTCTTCAGACTACAATGATAAATATGTTGTGTTTAATTTTGGTGAATCAGCAGGAGTAAGAGGTGGTGTTTGGTATACTGGAACAGAAGCTAGAACAAGTTGGATGGATGCTACTATATATAAGAATCCATATGCAACTAAATATGATGCAAGTGCAAACGGAACATTTCCAACAGTTGTTGGACAAACTGGTTTAGGTCAAACAACTTATTTTGAACATGAAGTAGGAACTGATCAAGTAAATCCAAATGGTACAACTACAACTCTTACATCTTTTATACAATCATTTGACTTTGATCTTGAACAAAGATCAAAAGATGGACAAGGTAGAAGTGCAGGACCTAAAGTTGCAGGTGAAGTATTTTTAGCTATGAGAAGATTTATACCAGATTTTAAAACATTACTTGGTAATGCTAAAGTAACTATTGGATTAAAAAGATACCCACAAGATACAACAAGTAATTCTTCTTACAGTCCATTTACAATTACGTCTACTACACAGAAAAAAGATACAAGAGCTAGAGGTAGATTTGCTAGTGTTAAAATAGCAAATGATGCAGCTAGTGAATCTTGGAGATTTGGGACATTAAGATTAGATATACAACCGGATGGTAGAAGATAATGGCTAAAGTAACTGTAAGAATACCAGAACCAAAAGAAGAGTATGACTTTTCAAATCAAAAACAAATCAATAGAGCGTTGACACTAATGAAAGAACAATTAAACTCAACATTTCTAGATGAATTAAAACAGGAGCAAGAGAGAATCTCTTGGTTTATCGGTGGCTAATATATATACAAACGCAAAAATAGATTTTACAGATACGTCAAATACGACTGTTTACACCAGTCCAATAGCTACAACCAGCATTATCAAATCAATAGTTGTATCTGAAGACTCTGGTAATGCAGATAGTATATCAATAACACTAACAGCTGGAGCAGCTGTATTTAATTTGTTTAAAACAAAGGCTATATCAGCTAATCAAACAGTTGAGTTATTATCACAACCACTTATAATGCAAGAGGGTGAAATTTTAAAAGCAACCGCAGCTACAGGAAATAGGTTACATATGGTTATTTCTGTGCTACAAATAAATAGAGATTAATTATGGCATTTATAGAAGAAGGAACAGTTGAATACGTAGAAATAGACGGTAAAAAAGTACCGGTTGTAAAATGTGAAGCTGAAATAACTTTAAAAAATAAAGAGACTAATCAAGAATACAGCTCAGATCAAGAAGCAGAAGATGATATTAACAATCCAGATACTGCTACACAAAGAGAACACATAACTAGAACTGTAAAAATTAAAGTTGCAAAGATACCAACTATCGGTGCATCTTCTGATAAGGACGAATAATGGCTATAACTAGAACTCAAATTGCAAGACAATTATATAGATATGGTGGTGACACCATGGGTGGACCTAATGATAAAAGTAATAACAGTAGTGTAGGTGGAAACAGAGACACGGGATCTGATTATGGTCAATTTGATAGAGCTGTAAATAGAACTAAAAATAATCCTACTACAACAACAACTACCTATGATGGAGATGGTGGTGTTGATTTAGGTTTGCAAAAAGCAATAAGAAAACAAAAAATAGAAAAAAAGAAAAAAGAAGCTCGAGATTTAGGTTTTAGAACTACAGGTAGTCAAGTATATTCTCCTCCATCGTTTTTTCAAAGTTTAAAAAATAAAAACTATCAATCATCTATTGATAGAAATAAATATCTTGCATTAAAAAAAACAGGTTTACTAAAAAACCCTGGATTTACAGGTTTTACAACAGCTCTTATTGATGGTCTTACTGGTAAAGTTCCTGATTGGGCTAAAGATATGACTGAAGAAGAATTAAATGAAATGGCTTTTGATATACAAGGAATTAAAGATTACGGTAAAGCAACGTATAATTATAATTTAAACCCAACTAAAAAAGGAAGTGGTTCTGAATTATTAGGTAGAACTTTTGATGCTCAAGATATTTTAGATAGTGGAGAAATGACTCAAAGTAAATATGAAGAATTATTTCCAGGACCAATTTTACCAACAGGTGGTGATGGATCAAGTGATCCATGTAGAGGGCCCAACCCACCAGCATATTGTTTTACAGGTATAAGATCAGCTGCACCTGCACCTGCACCAACAACAACTCAACAACCAGGTGTAGCATATAGATTTATGGCTGATGGTGGAATTGCAAATACAGAAGTTTCAAGACAAAATTATTTTGTTGGTGGTATTATAAAAAAAGCAACTAAAGCAGTTAAAAAAATTGGTTCTAAAGTAAATAGGGCTAGAAAAAAAGTATTAAAAAATCCATACGTACAAACAGCAATAGCACTTTATGCACCATACGCTATTGGTAGTACAGGATTTATGGCTGGTGCTAG